TTTGCCCACGGATGCCTTCCACGTTAATCAGCATTTCAGACCGTACACTAACAACCTGCCCGGTCACCGTGTCAATATCCTGCTGGTGAGCAGATAGCTTGACAAGCGGCACAACGCCATTCAAATCAATGTCAGCACCCGTGGAATTGCCGTTCATCAGGTTAATTGCACCCGTGGTAAGCTGCAATTGTGCCTTTGCATCATCTTCAAAGATGTCTGCCCAGGTGTTCCATTCCTTGATTTCATCTTCAATGGTTTTAGGGCTACCGCCGCCACCGCCGCCCAGCTTCTTTTTTGCCAGCACGGCATTGTCGGTCAAGGTTTCGGCTTGTTTGCTGAAGGTGTATTCTGTGTTTTCAGGGTTCAGAAGATCAACTTGCATTTGGTAACAGATAATGGTTCTGTCCAAACCATGAGGATTTGACACAATACGCACCATATCACCAATGCCAATGCGCTGCGCACCGTTTACAAAGTGCATGTCCACGGCCTTGATAGTCAACGTGGTTTCTTCCGTAATGCCTGTTGCCAAGTATTCGTTCGCCACCGTCAGCAGTTCGGCAGCATCTTCAATATAGCCCCATGTTTTCGTTTTCCAGATGCGGCCATACTTTGCAACAGCGTTGGTATCTTCGATGTATTCCAGCCCATTGTTTACGCTGGCAACGGTCAAGGGATTATTTTCCTTGTCATTCGCCCCCAGCGGCAGCAGCACCGTGAACACTTCGTTGGCACTGATATTCCGTGTCAAGTCAAGCAAATTCACGCCAAATTCAATTGGCTGGGTGTTGATGTCCGTTTCTGAAAGGTAATCCAGATACCGTTTGCCGCCCTCACGCCGGATGCGGAAATACCCACCATAAGCGCCCAGCATCCGGGTGTTCAACACATTCAGGGTGTCCGTGTAATAGCCCATATCCACCTGGGCTTTGCGGTCTGCCCGGAAGGCCGTGATTGTGCCAAGGTAAAACCGTTTTTCTTCATCCACTGCGCTGTTATGGTTGTCAAGGATTTGCTGAAGCAATTCCATTGCCGTGCCGTCAAATTCGCCTGGCGGCTGCAAGCTGTCCAGGAAGTAACACAGTTCGCCTTCGCAATACACCGTTTTCTGATTGTAGATATCCACTTCATCATTCATCACACGGCCACGGAAGATTTCTTCACCGTCCTGCTCCACTACCACCACGCTTTTCAGCTTTTCAATGTTGTCATACAGCACATGCCCAGGCGGCATGACAAAAGAAAATGAGCCGGATTTGTTGACTTCCAGGCTCAAGGATGGGTTCAATATGATATTCTGTTCTGTGGCTTCCTGGGCTGTACTGTATAGCAGATTTCCGTCAATATATGCGTTATACATTACAGCCGCCTCCCACTGCCGTACAGTTCATATTTGTAGGGTTCAACCGTGGCCGTGATTTCAAAGGTCATAGCCCCTTTATCACTTGACGGATCACCCACACGCACACGGCCCAGCCAGTAATAATCCGGGTCATTGTCCAGCACAATTTGCATCCGTTTTCCGTGAATAGCGTTCATGACATCGGAATAGATTTCCGGCCACCGGGAACGGCTTGCCATTGTCAGAAACTCGCACTTGATTTCACGGGGGCTGTAATGCACCTTGCCCGTCAATGCTTCCGTCAGGTCAAGCACAAGGTCTGTTCCCGGCACTTCCACCAGCTTTTCCTTGGGTTTCGGCTGGGTGATAACGGGCTGGCTTTTCAGTATCAGCCCCCATGCATTGTAACTGTGGTATGTGTCAAATGTTACGCCTTGCATTCTTTATCCCCTCGCTTTCTGGGCAACGATTCTGCCAAGATGCCTGTCCATCTTGCCGCCAATCTGACCAACAAGCACACCGCTATCCAATACGATTGCCTGTCCGTTGCCCTGATTTGCCACCATTTGCTGCATAAGCGAAACAAGATTGCCCATCATGCTTTCCAGACGGGAAGTATCACCCATGCCATTTCGCCACTGGCTGGCTTCCTGCCGTGTCAGTACCGCTTCGCCCTGGTGCAGCCGTGCAATGAAATTATCCCTTGGCACAAAGTCAAGCCCGGTTGCGAAGCTTCCGTCCTCTTCAGGAAGAACACCTGGGCTTACATAGTGGGCATAAGCTGTAACATCAGTAGTCAATGCCATTAGGTCAAGTTGTGTTTGCAAGTTGCTTGCCACTTGCGGTTCAAACCAGGCATCTTCAACGCCAACCTCATAATCACCACTTGCCAATGCTTCTGCCACTTCTGCCTGGAAGGCAAGCAAAGTATCACCGTCAATGCCAACATTCTTCAATGCTGCAATTTCATCTGCGGCATCATACCCAAGGTCTTTTGTTGCAATATAATCCAAAGCAGCTTCTTTCTGTGCATCAGTCCAATGCGCATAACGCCCAGCCAACCTTTGCGGCGCTGTCATATGATCTGCCAATTTATCTTCAGACAGATATTTTGCACCGCCTTCATTGATTGTTGCAAACATCCAGCCGAAGCCCATGGCTTCCAACAACGCCCGTCCGGCTTCGTCAATAGTGGCTATGGCCGCCGTGATAATGGAAGGCAGGTTTGAAATAATCCCAACCACCAGTGCCTTGCCGATTTCAACAATGAGCGGTGTTAATGCGGCCACCAATTCGGGTGCATGGCTTGCCAATGCGCTGAATAGCTTAATAAGCCCTTGCACAAATGCCGGGGCTTTCTCTGCCAGTTTGTCGATAATGCCGACAAAACCGCCAACAAGGTTATCCATTGCGGCATCGAGATCAATGCCGCCATCAGGGTCAATAATCCATTTGATGATGTCCACAAAGCCACCAACCGATTGTGTGATGGACGGCAAAAAGTCTTTTGTGAACCCATCTTTAATTTTCGGGTACTGAACAAGCAGATAGTCAAACAACCCTTGTATGCTGGGCATAACACTTTCGCCAATCACCCTGCCGAATGTGCCATAGGCTTTTTTTGTGTCATCCATTGTATCACCCAGGAGAACGGCAGCATCAACGGCTTCGTCTGACATAATCAAGCCCAGTTCATGTGACCGTTCCTTCAGCCCTACAATTTCTTCAGCAGTGCCATTGATTACGGGCATCAAGTCCTGGCCGCTTCTGCCAAACAAGACATTTGCAATTCTTGCTTTCTCTGTGCCATCCTCCATTGATGTCAAGGCAAGAATGGTTTCTAAAAACACTTCATCAATGCTGCGCAGACTGCCATCGGCATTACGGACGGACACACCCAACTGCTTGAACATTTTTGCCGATTCAGAATTAGGATCAGCAGAAGCATCCATCTGCGTAATCAGGGTTTTCATACCGATTTCCATGTTCCCGATTTCAGCACCGCACTGGCCAAGAATGTACGCCCATTCCTGGTACGATTGTCTGGACAACCCCATGCGCTGTGAAGCTTTGTCGATCTCGTCACCCGACTGCACTGTGCTGTTTACGATGTCTTTAATGCCTTTTACGGCCGCTGCCGCCGCACCTGCAACCGCAGCAGTAATCGCAACCCCCCATGTGGCCGCTTTCTTCATTCCGTCAGTGAATTTGCCGTGCATGTCATTGACTTTTCCTGAAGTATCGTCAATTTTTGTGTTTGCATCACTGTTATTTACCGTGATCGTGCCAAGCAATTCAAACAGTTTTGTTGCCAGTGTAATCATCCCCTTTCACTTGGCTTTACAAATATTTCCCATTTTGTACATTGCCACAAATGGAAAAGCACCCTATACTGGGTGCAAAAAGGAGGATGTGACAATGAAAATCCGTTTACTTTCTTTGGTGCTTGCGGTTTTGTTGGTTTTCCCTGGTGCTGCTTTTGCTGAAAACACAGACGAATGGACAAACATTTTTGCCGATTATTCCATTGATACGCTTTATGCCTTGCGTGTTATCCTTGATACAGAAATTGCATCAAGGGAAAACAAGGATAAAGAAGTTACTGTCCCGGTTGGTCAGTATATAGTCGGCATTGACATTCCAGAAGGCATCTACACAATAACAAGTACAGCAACTGATTATGGTATTTCTGCCGTTCATGTGTTCAATCAAAAAAGGGACATAGTTCTGTGGGAAACAATTTCCGAAGGCGAACAAATAGGCAAGATTGAATTGCTGTACGGCTATCAAATTGAAATTTCTTCTGTGCCAGTGATATTTACTACATACAAGGGTTTGGGGTTTTAACGAAAAAGGGACGGTGTGAACCGTCCCTTTCTTTTATCGTACATTTCCCCTCTGTGTATGCTGCCATCTGTCTGATAATCCTGCATCAATGGCCGGGGTCAATTCACCCACCAATGCCCCACTGTCCAGCCGTACAGCACTGGGCATGTGCTGTTCCAGGAAGCGGATCAGTGCCGCCCCTTGTTCCTTCACAGCCTGTTCAATGCCGCCGTTTTGTGATGCAACAGCATCCCGGATGTAATCTTGCAATACAGCAATCGGTGCAATGGCTTCCGCTCCGGCTTCACCGCCGCCCATCAGCGTATTCCCCACAGCACCAAAGATTGTAGGCTTTGTCAGCACAGCCCCTTCAGCATTCCACTTGATGTCAAAGGAAGGCAGTGAACCTTTGCCGCCAATACCAAACGGTGCTTTGCCGCCGTTGACCGAAATCTTCGGTATTTTCAGCTTCGGCAGTGACCAGGAGAAATTGAAAAGCCCTTTGATTTTGCCGATGGCCTTGCTGACTGCATCTCTGGCCGAATTTAGCTTGTCTGTGATGGTCTTTTGTATCTTGCCGAACACATCCTGCACCGTTTTCAAAGCACTCTTAAAATCGCTGAATTTGCCCTTTATGTACGACATGGCAGAAGCGCCAACAGACTTGATTTTGTCCCACATTTTAATCCAGAAATTACGGAAGCCCTCATTGTTTTTCCAAAGCGTTACAAAAGCCGCCACAAGGCCGATTACAAGCGAAACAATCAAGCCGATAATGTTAGCCCTCATAGCTGCATTGAGCAACAGAACAGCCGTCCGAACGCCTGTAATAGCCGTTTTCGCCGCACTCATAATGCTGCCCCATTTCAGGATCAGCACAAAGGATGCCACTGCTGCCGTTGTGCCGACAATAGCCGCTTTCCAAATGTCAACGGTTTTCTTGTTGTCCTGCAACCACTTCTTTGCATCCTTTATCTTCTGGATAAAAGATTCCAGCTTTGGCACAGCCGCCGCCACCATATCAGCCACCGTGTTTTTGATAGCCGTCAGGATGGGTTCACCAACACGCCCCAGTTCTGCAAAAGCATCTGTCAAGCGTTCCTGTGCTTTCCTGGCTTCCAGTACATCCGCATTTGTTTTCTGATACTGTTCAGATGCTTTGGCATATGTACCATTCAGAGTATTCATAATCAGGTCTTGCCGTTGCTGTTCAGTGGTGCAAGCATCCAGTTTCTTTTGAAATTCTTCTTCACTGATGCCAGCCCAGTTCAATGCATCTGTCAAGCCGCCTGTGAGAATGCCTGTTTTCGCTGTTTCGTTGGCAGCTTCCGTCAGCCCTTCAATGGGCAAGGATGCACCAAACGTGGCATATACACCTGTGCAAATATCCGTCCAGGTTTGCAAATCCTTTTCGTTGTCCGTCAGCTTTGCAAGATGCTGGGACGCTTCCACAGCCTGTTCACTGTCACCCAGTACGGCATTCAGTTCTGAATATGTTTGCTTTGCCGTTTCAGATGAATGCCCGTTTGTTACAAAAGCCGTGTCCAGCTTCGCCATTTCAGCCCTGTATTCACGGCTGCTTTCAATGGCGGCAATCCATGCACCACCAAGGGCAACACCAGCGGTCAGAACCGCCTTGCCGATACCAAGCGCAACAGAACCTATTTTCCCAAATGCATCTTGTACCTTTGTGCTTGCATCGTCTGCATTCCGGCTTGTTTCATCCAGCGCACGGTTTGCTTCCGTATTGTCAACCGCTATTGTCCCCAGCAGTTTGAATAGTTCCATCTTCCTGCGCACCTCCACCCACGGAAAACCCTTCAAGCATCTGGAAGGATGTGTTGAAGGTTTCCTGCAAGTCAAATTGTGTCGGTGCTGCGGTATGTGTGTTTACTCTTGCTCTTTCCTTAAATTCTGCATAGCTTGTTTTGTCGAACACCTTATGAAGCCAGGCATCCCACAGGATTTTTTCTTCCTGTTCTTCGTTGTACTTTTCCACAAAACTGTCCACAAATTCCCCAAAGCGCCTGGTGCTTATCATCCCATCAAGCAAGGGCATAGGGTTTGCGTATCGGCTATACAGCAAGTCAAGAAACTGCAAATCGTTTATTTGAACAATCCGAAAACACGCATAAAAAAATCACGGAAACCTTCCAGCTTGACCACATCAATAATCATTTCGGCAAAGTCACCGGGGTTCATTTGTGCAATATCTTCAGCCTTCATGTTGGAAAGCCGGGCAAGGAATGCGTAAATGTCATTCTTGGCGGCATCCATGTGTTCCATCAGCACACAGCCGATGTCAATAGCCACCAGCACACCAATGCCAGACAGTTCCTTTTCGCCCTGTTCTTTATTTGCAGCCATCAGCATCATGGCATTCTTCACTTCTTCCGACTGGAAGCATTCCTTCACATTCTTCACGCCAACTTTGGTCAGAATGCGGAACATCAGAAAAATGTCATCAGCCTGGGGGTTTCTCAACGTATATGCTTTATTCTCCATTTAGCACATTCCTTTCATTAAGAAGGGCAGGAGCGATCACGCCCCTGCCCTGTTCAGTTTAAGCGGCCTTCGGATAGTAAATATGCCAAGGCAGCTTGTCCAGATCAGCAGCAGGATCAACGTGGCATTCAAATACGTACTTGCCAACCACGCTTTCCTTGTTCTTGTACTCATTTTCAAAGCCGGAAGTACACAGCACATTGTCCAGAATGGCAATGATAAATTCGCCTTCCAGCGTCTTGCCAACGAAGGCAATGTTGTCCCAGTAGTCATCATCGGTAATGTCAGCCTTCGCTTCATACACATCATGCAGCGTATCTTCGGAAGTGCCAACAGTGGCAAACAGGGCCGCTTTGATAAGGTCAGGCGTAAGTTCAATGAAATTTACTTCCATCGTGGCCTTTTCGTCCACCTTCTTTGCCAGGCCCTTTACATTGGTAGGCACACCGTCAATTGCAGGGCGGTAGATTTCCGGCACAATAGACAGCTTGCTGCCACCAGAAGTAGCACCCACCAGGCTTTCGACAAAATTCCACTTGCCGCCTTCATACTTCAGGTTCTTGTGGATAGTGCCAGCACCAAACGGGATGTTGCCGGGGGTCTTTGCGGTCAAACCGTTCTTCCCTTCAACCATATTATTTCACCTTCCATTCTTGAATTGTCAGATTGATTTTCATGCTTTTGAGTTCCGCATCACCCGTAGGCACAATCATTGCGGAATCATAAAAAACAGCAATCCCTGTTCCATCGTCAAGGATTGCCGTTCTTGCGCAGTTCTTTTCAATTAGTTCTTTGGCCTGTTCCAACAACAGCCATTCTTTCCGGGTGAACAATCGCAGATACAGCGTTGTTTCATGCCGCCCGTCCTCTTCCTTTGTCAAGGAAGGAATTTCTGTGTAGCTTTCGCCAACACAGTAATAGTTGTCCGGCAGTTCTGCCGCCTTCCAGCGTTCAAAGCGGTACGGAACGCCAATTTCCTGCATCATCTGTGCAATGTAGTTAAGTGCTGAAACGCTCATGTTTCACCCCCTTACTTTTTGTTCATTCGGTTCTGCAAATCCGCTTCCATTTTCGGTTTTGTCACCAGAAACGCATTTTCAAGGGTATGCTGCGGATCACGGCCATTTGTAGCATAGGCATCCAGCCCTTCTGCCCTCATGGAAGCAGCCACAGCTTGGGCTTCATCCTCATTGGCATAGGTTCTGCCGCCGCCCCTGGACGCTTGCCCTTTCACATACACCCACCAGCCATTCCGGCTTTTGCTTCTGTCAACAGCGTGTTCACCAGTGCCAAACTCTTCCCAATATCCAGCTTCCAAAGGTGTGCCAATGGTAGCTTCACCTTTCTGTTCGTCCACATAGTTGCTGTATGATCCACGAAGTTGCCCCTTGTCATCCATCTTGCAGTTTCGCTGTGCCTGTGCTGTGATTTCACTTGCCCAGGTGTGAAGCCATGCCACCTTTTCGCTTTGCAGCATATCCTTCACCTGTTCGCTGTAATCTATCAATGTTACCTTTGACATTACTGCCCACCTGTGTACTTCAGATAGATTTCAAGCTGTGAGCCGCTGCCCATTTCCATAGGATTGTCAATATAGGTAATGTCATAGACTTTACCGTTAATTTTCATCCTTGCCGTTTCGGCTGTGATGCGGCTATTAAACGGCACATAATCGCAGATGAAAAGGTGTGTGCTTTCCTGGATTTTTGCAAGGTATGTGGTATAAGAAGTGCTGCCAGTGGATAAGTCAAGCCAGCCACGCAGGGTTTGAATGTCAGCCCAGGTTTCCACGCTTTCGCCAATGGCGTTGACAGTTGCCGTGCTGATCTGGATGGTTGCTGTGGTATTGCCACCAATTCCTCTCATACGCTCAACCCCTGTCCGAACCGGGGCCTTACATAAGGCCGCAGAAGCCCCATTATTTCCGCAGGATAGCCATTGACCGTGTTGCTTGCATCCCTTGCTTGATAGGTGACAGAATGCCGGGAAATGCTTTCAGAAGCAATGCCAGTTTTGTCTTGCATTTCAAGTTCCCATTTCAGCAGTTTAATAGCAACCAGTTTAATGTCCGCAGGATATTCAATAACACCGTTCACAATGTACTTGTGAAAGTTGTTGTTGGTATACCCCTGGATAACCCTTTCAAGGGCTTGCAGCCGAAGTGCAAGCCCCTGATCGGTTTCATCGGTTGTTACAAACTGCCGAAATTCTTCGACAGTCATAATCATAGGGGTTTAGCCCCCTTTCATCAGGCTTTGGTCTTCAGAATGACAACCTTCGCTTCGTTGGTCAGCGCAGGCATACCGAAGGCAGTGCAGATAATCTTGTCACCCACGCCTTCTTCACGCTTGTGTTCAACCAGGTTGCCACGCTTCAGGAAGTAAGTGATGGCAGGCATATCATCTTCGGTTTCCTCATCGTTGTTCAGCTTGATAATGGGATTCATGTAATAGTTGTTGGCAACAGCAACCACATAATCACCCACAGCGGGGGAAACAATCTTACTATTGGTTGCATCCCAAGTCACACCTGCGACATGACTTGCCTTCAGGTTGGTGCCAGAAACATAGGAAGCATCAGCAACAATCGCAACTGCACCAGTATCCGATGAAGTCGCAGTGACGTACTTAATAAGTGCAATCTTGTTGGACACCACAACGTCACAACCAGCAATGCGGCCAATAGCACCAGAAGCCATGACACCAGGGCCAAACTTGTCAGCAGACAGGAAGTCGGCATCCTTGCGCAGCTGGGTCTTCTGCTTGCTGTGGATCAGAATAACCTTCTTGCTGTCTTCTTCTTCGCCGAACATATCCACGCCATCCACGATAGCGGAATACTTGATGGCGGCGGTGCTGGCATCCACTTCGTTCTTGGATTCATACAGCACGGCAACACGGTCATTATCCAGCTTTTCAGAAATGGACATAGCAATCTGATTGGTAGCAGTACCCATGGGATTGCCATAGCCGGAAAGCTGGGCTTCATCGGTCAGCATAACGCCGTTACCAATCTTCTTAATGCCATACTGGGCAGTGGTGAAAGACATCTTGGTCACATCAATGGGCTGGCCTTCTTCCAGGTCTACGGCTTCGCCGATGTAGCCCCAACGGGGAACGGTAACGGTAGAACCGGGAACGCCAGCCAGAGTGCTGTCAACCTTGATATAGCCCGTCATAACGGCCTTCTTCTGCACCTTGGCGTTAATCATATCGGAAACAACCTGGGGATCAAATACATCACCGTTTACAAGAGTGGTCACGTTAGTCAAATCTGCCATTTTTCATTCATCCTTTCATCAACTGTTCATACTGTTCGGGGTTTTCTTTTCGCAGGGCAACCCTGCTGTTATAACCCATTTTGTTAAATTCTTCCCTGGTAATAGCCGTACCGGGGGTTTCTTCATGGGGCAGCTTGTTTTCAATAATCTGCTTGCTGCCAGCCGTTTCAAACTGCGTGGGAAGCTGGGTTTTCAGGGCGGCAACTTTATCTTCCCAGCCCTTGATTTTCCCGTTTTCGTCCAGCGCAAGTTCGCCCTTTTCCTTCAGCTTGAAGGTGAGATAATCCACATCCAGTGCCTTTTCAGCCAGCAAGCCAACCTTGATTTCAGCATCAAGCTTTGCCTGTTCCAGTTCAGCCGTAAGCTGTGCCACCTGCTGTTCATAAGCGGTGATTTTCTGCTGCAAGCCTTCCTGCCCCTTGGTGGATTTTTTCATTTCCTCAATCAAAGCCTGGGCTTCTGCAAGCTGTTTGTTCGTCCCTTCGTTCTGGGTTTTCAGCTTGCCATAACGAATATCCATGTTTTCTTCGGAAGAAAGAAACACGCCCTGCGCTTTCATTTCGTCCATGATCGCCTGGATAACATCGTCAGCAAGGCTTTTGCCCTTCAAGATTTCGGTCAGTTTGGTTTTCATTTGATACATTCCTTTCTATCTACGCTTTTACCGTGGTTGCATCACGCTTATTGGAATAGGTGTTTTCCATCCCCCCGGATGCAATATGCTAAAGCCGTTTGGCTTTATGCCAGAATTGATGTCCATGTGTTCCTGCCCACAATCCCGTCAGCAGTCAGGCCGTGGGCTTTCTGATATGCTTTGACAGCCGCCAAAGTTTTTGCACCAAAGATGCTATCTGCATTGCCACAATCAAAACCGTTTTCATTGAGCAGCCATTGCAGCACCTTTACCTGTGTTCCTTTGTTGTTCTTGCGAAGTGTTTTCATTGTTACCACCCCACTTTCATTTACAGCCGTTTTCTGTGCTGTCTGCGTGGGTTTTTCTGTTTCCTTGATAGTTTCCTTGCCCTCAATTACAACCGTGTTAGAAGGGCTGTTTTCGCCGTTTAACAGCGTCTTGACATCTGCCCTGAATTGTGCCATGCTGCCGCCGAATTTCTTCTGCCAATTCTTCGGATCACCGTGATTTGAACCATAGCCAGCTTGGTATGCTTCATAGTGTCCAACGATGTTATCAGGGGAAATATCGAACGCACGGCACAGCATCACGCACAACTCTTTTGCAAGGCCGAACGCCGCTTTGTAATACGCTTCATCATTCAGCCCATCTTCACAGATTTCAAACTGAATGTGGCTGGCATTGTAGCTGCCATTCTTTCCGCTGCCCACACCCCAGCAACGATGATCCCAGGGCAAAGTCTGGTATACTTTCAAACTGCCATCTGCCACCTTGCCAATCCATGCATGGACGCATTTGGTAGCAGAAGGTTTGTTCCAGTGGTTGTTATACCTGTTTTCGCCCAGAATGCCATCATTCGGGCCGACATAGCGTTTGATGTTCGGATTGTTTGCCCCTGTGCTATGTACAACAATGCCGGAAGGCTTGATTTTCCTTCCGGCTGTAAAGCACGGGTTCTTTGTCTGGTAATACTGCACAATCTCCATGTTGGTATCACGCCCCTTCTATGCTTGTTGTCTTTATTCTTCGGTCTTTTCAAGAACAGGTTCAATGATTACAGGTTCAGCCGCCTTGGCATCCACAAGCCCTTCAGCAATGATGTAAGCAAGCGCACCAGCACCAGCCATAATCAGTGCCGCCACCTGGGTGACGGTATCTTCAGCCATACCAAAGGCCACCAGCAACATACTCACAAATTCGGCAATAGCCACCCACAGTTTCCGAGAAGTCAGTTTCGCTTTCCAGTTAATCATTTTACTTGATCCACTCCTTTCTTTTTCAAACAAAAAAGGCCGCAAATGCAGCCTTCTCAACGGTTTATTTAGTTGATTGGTAGTTGACTACCACATTGGAAACACCCCTTTCTAATGCGTTAAAAATGCGTTAGAAGTGCGTTGGTTTTTCGGCATGAAAAAAGCACCTTGCTTATGCAGGGTGCTTAATGCTTTCTATTTCGTTTCGTTTGCAGTCATACAAAGGCCATTCGGAAGGATAATCAGCGTCATCACGCTTTCCTTTGGTATTGCTTTCTACTGTGTATACAGTGCCATTCTTGCCTTCGGAAATGTCGATGATATGACCGACAACGCCGTTCTTTTTAATTTTCACACGGTCGTATAGTTCAAAAGCCATCGTCAATCCTCCCTGTGCGCTGTAATCAATCTAGGTTTAGAACCTGGGGCATCAATCTTCCAGACAGTCCTGAATCTTTTTCCTTTTCCATATCCAAGGTTCATGAAAATGCTAAACTTCTCGCCGCCATCTGTTTGCGGTCTGCTGTCAGTCGCTTTTTTCATGTCAAAGCCGCTTTCAATAGCCAACGCAAGCACCTTGGCATCAAAGGTCATATAGCCCTCTGTTCCTCTGTACCCTGCGTCATAAAACTCTTGATAGTGGTCTGCCCCTGGCTTAAGAAAATAACTCTTTATTTTGTCCTCATGAATGACAAAGCCCTTGCTACTTACATAGTTTTTGCCCTCTTTAATTATACCATATTTTCCAGAATTATCAAGGGGTTCAGACATTTTTAGATACTTTTCCTGGAAATCTGCAAAGCTTTTTGATTTGTCAAGTTTGAAGGTTTTTGCCCTCTCCTGCATAGTTTCCAGTTCGTCAGCATCCAGCGCCGCCCTGGCTCTGGTCAACGCCACACAGCGGCAGTTGCAATCTTCGGCAGGATCACCAAATTCACCAGGATACATGGCAGACAGCCCATTGATTTCAAAGGGTTCATCCACTTCCCGGATTTGTCCATCCAGCTTTCTGTGGCTATCCCGTGTAGCACTGTCCAGCGTGGCATCCCACTGTTTTACCACATCAGCACCCTTGCTCTTTGCCACCTGTCTTGCATCTTCCTGGCTGGCTTGCTGTATCCTGTGGCCTTCTGTGCGAACAATGGCGTTTGCCCTGGCCTTTGGTGCACCCGTTGCCATCCTGATATTCCTTGCAATATCATCATAGGCCATACCAGTTGCAATGCCACGGGTCAGTTCGTTGCTGATTTTTTTCTTCAGCGTTGCCATATCACTGCCCAGTTCCCTATACACGCCATGTTTCAGCTTGGTGTCCGTCATGACGGCCTTGACAACTGCATCCTTGTCAATCGGAGCAATAACGGGCAAGCCCTGGCCGTGTAGGTCATACATTGCACCTACATAGCCTGTTGTATAGCTGTCATTCATAAACTGTTCAATAGTCTGGTATGTTTCACTATGCAGTTTGGCAATGGTTGCTTCCAACTGCTCTTTCAGTTGCTTCTGATAGGCAATTCTGTTCTGTCTTGATGGGGTTTGTCCCTTGGCTTGCAGCATTGCAATCTGTGCATTCACAGTGGACAGGGCGGCGTTGTATTGCCGTTGTAGCTGATGCAACGTGCGCTTTTCCTGTTCCAACTGCATCTGGATGACTTCTTTTTCACGCTTATTCAATCAGATCACCAGCGTTTTCATCTTCCGGCACAACAGCGGAAAGCTGTGCTTCATACGGTGACAGTTCATCAGGGTTCGGCAATTCGTCCTTGATGTCCTCATAATTGATGTCAAGTTGTTCACAAACATACTGCATCATCAGTTCATCACCAAGCTGTTCACGAAGGTTTTGCAGGGTGGTGACTTCCGTCTGCCTGGTTTGTGCTTCCGTCAGTTTGATTTGAGCATTTTCAAGGGCATTGGTGGGGATTTCAGGGTTGAAATCAAAGTAAATATCACCCTGCGTATAATCCGTTTTCTGTTCATCGTTGATTTCCTGAAGCACAACCTTGAACAACTTACGCAGAAACTGCTTCAACCAGATTTCCAGCTTGTTACGCTTCAAATCCATCAAGCTGTATGCGCTCTTGATAGCAATATTGGTGGTAGCTGCCGTGTCCTTCAGCCCGTTGGTGTTCAAGCCAAAGCCAAAGCGGTAAATGTTCTGTTCGTCAAATTCCATCTTGGCCCGTCTGGCTTCAATAGGAATAGCAACGGTCTGCACTTCCACACCGCCGTTTTCATCAACACCAATATGCTTCTTTGCCTTGATGTTATACATCAGTTCGTCAAGGTTTTCCCCTGCGAAATTGTGTACCACATACAACGCTTCCTGCGTATCCTGGATGTTATTGGACAGGCCACAGTTCATCAGATCATAGTCATCAATAAGGGCTTTGATGGGCTTCAAAGCACTAAACTGCTTCCTGCCGTTGTCCAGACGGAAGAAGGGAATGAAGCCGTAGCTGTCATAGTAGGTATTGGCATCATTGGGCTTCTTATATACCGTGTGCGGCCTGGGGTTCAGTTCAGCACTGTCATCCAGCACAATCTTTCCATCGTCCACCTGGCAATAAAAATAGGTCTGGGATGCGTCCCAAACCTGAATGCGCTTGATTTTCTTGCTGTCTTTGTCAATGCGGTCAATGTACCAGTAAATGAGATAATCGCAATGGTCTTGCGTATCCTTTGCCCTGACTTCCACAACGCCCATGCTGTCAGCACATTCAAAGACGGTCTTGCCATCCTTGTTCTTATAGGCGTACATATATTCAAAGCCCTTTACCTGGCTACCTGTAACCACTTCATACAGTTCAGCCATGAAATCTTCGTTATCATTGAAGCGTTCGTCCAGTTCCTTCTGCAATTCGGGAATATCACTTTTAATGAAGGCATCCCCGGAAAGCAAATACTGAACGCCCTGATCCACAATTTCCGTGAAGAAAGGATGGCTGATTTTGATGTTGGCTTTCGTCTTATCTTCTTCCATTTCGCCAGCAGCATTGATAAAGAACATACGGGAATTTCTGATGTCGTGTTCCCCTTCGTAATACTGTACGCCCTTCTGTGCTTGCTGTTTCTTCCGGCTCATTGCATCGTTGTTTATCCACTGCCGGATTTCTTCCACCGTGAGCATATATACCCATACCCCCTTAATAATGCCATTTCTTTTCTGTAATGTACTGTTCCAAACCGTAACGCATAGCGTCCATAAGATGGTTAAAATCATCAATCGGCACATTCAGCTTGTTGCCGAATTTGTCTTGATCCCAGGTATAGTTGCTGATTTCAGTTAAGAAATTCACGCACTGGGGATGAATGATGATTTCTAAGTCCTGCACCCATTGAATACCATTCTTTACGCTGTCCTTGCCCTTCTGTGCTGCCTTGACACGCAATCCATAGCTTTTAAGTTCATCAATAGATTTCGGTTCTGCGCTGTCTGCCGTGATACGCTCTTTTGCATATCCCATTTCCTTCACTGTATCGGCAATAGCTTTATTGCTCATGCCCTTCTGATACATTTCATCAAACACAAAAAGCCGTTTATTGGATTTGTCAAGCAAGCCGCAAAACAGCGTTGATGGGTCATTTGTATAGCCAAAGTCCATGCCGAACACGGATACCATGCCTGGCCGCTTTCTCACTTCGTCCAGGTCAAAGGCTTCTTCTTTCCAATTCTCATACACAAGGCCATCCACAATACCCCAGCCGCCAAGGCCAGCAACGGCATAACGCCGGGGGTTCTGTACCTTCATGCGCTCAAACAGCCGCTTGTCTGATTCGTCAAGCCATTCATTGCACATGTAGTTTGTTGTCAGGGCAAGGGTATCTTCATCTGGCGTATCAAAGAACCGTTTCTTCAGCCAATGGTGTTCGTTCCAAGGGTTGAAGGTGATTGTCCATTGCTTAAACAGGCCATCCGGCACACGGCCACGGATTGATTCATCCAGTACATTGAAATCATTTTCCTTCATGACTTCATATGCTTCTTCCAACCATGCCCAGCACAGACAGCCCACTTCCACTGTAATTGATGTTACTTTCAGCGGATCATCCAGCCCACGGAAGTATATTTTCTGCCCTGTGCGCTTGTATGTGGCTTCCAATGGGTTCAGGGTAAACTCCCACAAATGGTCAACGTGAAAACGGTGTGCCGCCCATTTCAATTCTTTGTAGCAGCTATCCTTCAATGTTCTGTATGTCTTGCGTACCACAAGCAAATTGGCATCCGGGTATTTCATCAGATTGTAGATATACCATAATGCCGTTGTCTTGCTTTTCTTACTCGCACGGCTTCCCTTACATACACGATAACGCCCTTTATAGTTCCAGAATGCCTTGTATCCCTTCCCGATATAATCGGGTAGATATATGCGCTGCATTTCTTCATTCTTCAAGTTCATCTTCCCCTTGGAAGAACACAGGTACATTCATGTTCATGTCTACACTATCAACAGGTTTCTGGCCCACGGTATCACGCACATATTCAGCAGCCTTTGTATCACCCTTCATGGCCTTCTGTACCTGGGCAATAAGGATGGCATCCTGTACACTGATATTCTTACCTTTCAATGCAGCAAAGCTACGAATGCTTTCTACATCCGCAAATTTGCCGTTCTTCATAGGCATTGAAAGAAGAATGTCCAGCGTTTCACGCATCATTTTCTTTTCCCGTCTGGCCTTGCCGGATGCAATGCCGCCGTTACGCCCACGCTTTCTTGCTTCGTCCGTGCTTTGTACCGGGTCAAGGTTCGCTTCATTCGTCACATTGCATCACCCCTTTCATTTAGGCGTATACCAGAAACTGTACGTTATCCTATTCTTTGAACATGCGCTTACAAGATTTATGTGCTTTTCCTTCGGTGCAATCTTCTCTAAAGCTTTCAAATCACCACTTCTGCCAAACCGTGCTAGCACCCAGTCTTTATCCCGTTTCAATGCCCCCACAAGGGCAGGTGTGGTTGTGGTAAGGTTCAATTCAAAACCTTCCTTTTCAACAATCTTTGCAACGGCTTTGATAAACGCAGTGCCTATCCCGATACCTTGATAATCAGGCAATACCACAAGGCGATGCACACGCTTCTTACCTTTTTGCATAGGGAAATAAATAATCCCGGTATGGGCTACTATTTCATTATTCAATACAGCCACATACTGCTGCGCTGCCGTATGTAAATCAGTATTCAAATAGTGATATTTCCTAAATATCTCCCATACTTGCTTTTTAATTGCGTTGTCAACCCTGTATATTTCAAGTCGGATTTCTGGGCGGTTGATCTTTCCCTTACTGTAAAAAAACATTTTTCATCCGTGTCATAAATCCAATCAGGTTCAAGCCAATCAATAATATCCTTGTGACAGGCAACAGCAATAAATTTCTTATTCTGCCGCTTTACTGCCTTGCTAATTGCATACGATGCAGTTTTTGCAACTTCACGATTGACAACGGATGTAAATTCATCAAAGACAACAATATCACGTTCTTCAAGAATGCTTCTCGCAAGGTCTACACGCATTTTTTCACCGTTAGACAATACGGAATAAGGCTTCAGCCAAGACGGGGGAGAAGCAAAACCAACGCTTGTAAAGGTCTTTTCAATTTCCTTCAGGCTTTTCCCTTTAGGCATATCGTCAATTACCGCATCAGCCGTATATTCGTAACCCTTGATATATGCATCACCGAAACATTCTTTTGCAATCGTGCTTTTGCCCGTTCCGCTGCCGCCAACAATCAAACCAACATTCCAATCTTTCCCTTCAATTTCTATGTTCCCTTTGAAATGTTCGTTGATGTGCTGCAAATCCAAATCGAAATTGGTTACCACACTATTCACACGAAAAGAATTTGGTGGGC